GCATAGCGCCCTCGCACTCCCCCTCTCCCGTCGGTCGGCCGAGGCCGACCGACACCCTCCCCCGCAAGGGGGGAGGGTGGGTGCCCGACATCGAGACCAAGTTCACGAATGCCGAACTGTCGGCGATCGAGGCGGACGGGAGCTTCCACGGCTATGCGAGCCTGTTCGGCGAAACCGACCTGAACCGCGACCTCGTATTGCCGGGCGCATTCGGGCGATCGATCGCCAAGCGCGGGCCCGGCGGCATCCGCATGCTCTTCCAGCATGATCCCGCCGCGCCGATCGGTGTCTGGCAGGACATCCGCGAGGACCATCGCGGGCTTTTCGTCCGCGGCAGGCTGATGACGGAAGTGGCGAAGGGCCGCGAGGTGCTGGCGCTGATGCGTGCCGGCGCCATCGACGGACTCTCGATCGGCTTTCGCACGGTACGCGGCCGCACCGACGCGAAGAGCGGGGTCAGGCACCTGGTGGAAGTCGATCTCTGGGAAGTGTCCGTTGTGACGTTTCCGATGCTGCCGGCGGCGCGGATCTCCGCCGTCAAGTCCATGCGAACCCCGAAAGGGCTTCTGCGCATGATCCGCCGCGGCGCGCGGCTGATGCGAACCGAACGACTCTAACTCAACAAGAACTGGAGATATGGATGGAAGCTCTGACGAGCGCCGCCCCGGAGACGAAGGCGGCGGGCGAGAGTGCCGGTGCGCTCGAGCTGAAGGATGCGTTCGAGGATTTCCTCGGCGCATTCGATCAATTCAAACAGGCGAACGACGAAAGGCTCGGCGAGATCGAGCGAAAGCTCAGCGCCGATGTGCTGACCGAGGAGAAGGTCGCCAGGGTCTCCGACGCGCTCGACGCGCAGAAGCGTCTGCTCGACCGCCTCGTGCTGAAGAGCCATCGCCCGGAACTCGGCAGCGAACGCCGGATCGAGGCGAGCGAGCACAAGGCCGCGTTCGAAAGCTACTTCAGAACCGGCGAGACAGGCGGGCTGAAGCGGCTCGAGGCGAAAGCGATCTCCACCGTCACCTCGCCGGACTCCGGATACCTGGTTCCGCCCGAGACCGAGGCGGAGATCGGACGCCGGCTTGCCGTCGTCTCTCCGATCCGGTCGATCGCCGGCATCCGCACGGTGTCGTCGAACGTCTATCGACGGCCATTCTCGACGACCGGCTTCGAAACCGGCTGGGTCGGCGAGACGGACGCGCGCGACGAGACCGACACGCCGACGCTGGTCGAGCTCGAATATCCGGTGATGGAGCTTTACGCGATGCCCGCGGCGACCGCGACGCTGCTCGACGACACCGCGATCGACATCGACCAGTGGATCGCAAGCGAAGTGGAGATGGCTTTCGCCACCCAGGAGGGAGCTGCCTTCGTCAACGGCGACGCGGTCAAGAAGCCGAAGGGCTTTCTGCAATACACCAAGGTCGCCGAGACGAGCTGGGCGTGGGGCTCGATCGGCTATCTGGTTACCGGCGTGTCGGGCGACTGGGCGGCGACCAACAAGTCCGACGTGCTGATCGACACGGTCTATGCGCTGAAAGCCGGCTACCGGCAGAACGCGCATTTCGTGATGAACCGCAGGACGCAAGCGTCGGTCAGGAAGCTCAAGGACGCCGACGGAAACTACATGTGGGCGCCGCCGGCAACCGCGAACGGCCGCGCGACGATCATGAACTTTCCCGTCGCCGAGGCGGAGGACGTGCCGGACATCGGCGCGAATTCCTACTCGATCGCATTCGGTGACTTCGCACGCGGCTACCTGATCGTGGACCGGCTCGGCGTGCGGGTGCTGCGCGACCCCTACAGCCAGAAGCCGTACGTGCTCTTCTACACGACCAAGCGCGTCGGCGGCGGCGTGCAGGACTTCGACGCCATCAAGCTCATCAAGTTCGGCACGGCCTAGGCTCCGCTCCTCCCCGGAGCCGTGCTGAAGCGGCTCCGCCGTTCGCGGCGGAGCCGTCCCCTTTCTACCCTCCTACGGCTGTCATCCTCGGCCGAACGAAGTGAGTGCCGAGGATCCAGGACCCCTGGATCCTCGGGTCTCCGCTGCGCATCGCCCGAGGATGGCGCGGTGATTTGCTTCGAAGCCAGTGGGGCACTCTTCATGAAACGCATCCTGCTTGAAGGCCCGGCGGTGGAGCCTGTCTCCCTCGCCGAGGCGAAGGCGCATCTTCGCGTCGACGGCAACGCCGAGGACGACCTGATCGGTGCGCTGATCGCGGCGGCGCGGGTCGCGGTCGAGACCGACATCCGCCGCGTGCTGATCGCGCAGGAATGGCGCGCGATCGTGGACCCGTGGCCGGAAGACGGCGTGATGTTGCCGCTCCAGCCGGCGATCTCGGTCGACGAACTGCGCGCGATCGACAGCGAGGGCGGTTCGACCACGCTGACGGAGGACGATTACGAGTTCGATCTCGCTGACTTTTCGGTCACGCTCGATCCCGTCATCGGCGCGGTTCGCTACGAGATCGATTTCACCGCCGGGTATGGCGCATCCGCTGTGGATGTGCCGCAGCCGCTTCGCCAGGCAATACGGCTCCTGGTCGCGCACTGGTACGAGCACCGGTCGGCGGTGACGCTTGGGGATGACGCCGCCGCGACGCCGATCGGCTTCCGCGAGCTCATCGCCCCCTACCGCAGGATGGCGTTGTGCTGAGCCGCCGCGCGGCCAGCGATCCGGGACGGCTCAGGCTGCGGCTGACGCTCGAGCGTGCGACTGCGACACCGGACGGTGCCGGCGGCTCGACGCTTTCCTGGAGCGCGGTGGCGACCGTGCCGGCGGACGTTGCGCCGATCGGGGCGGACGGACGCGTTGTAGGCGAAGGGCTCGCCGACGTGACGCAGCACAAGATCGTGATCCGCAGGCGGACCGACGTCTCGACCGGGGATCGCTTTCGTCTGGGCGACCGGCTCTTTCGCATTCGCAGCCTGACCGATCCACAGGAGGACGGGCGCTATCTCGTCTGCCTCTGCGACGAGGAGGGCACGGAATGAGCGCGGTGCGCGAGCTGCAGGAGGCGGTGTTCGCCGCGCTTTCGGGCGATGCGACGCTGGCCGCGCTACTCGGTGGCGCGAAGGTGTACGACGGCGCGCCGCGGAATGCAGAAGCTCCCTACGTGCATCTTGGAGAATTCGTCGCGCGCGACTGGTCGACGGCGACGGAAGCGGGGACGGAGATCCTGTTCGCGATCGTCGTGTGGTCGCGAGCGCCTGGACGATCGGAAGGATTGCTGGTCGCTGACCGCCTCGTCGCGCTGCTGCATGACGCGGCGCTCGCGCTCGACGGGCATCGGCTCGTGAACCTTCGGCATATCGCGACGGAAACGGCGCGGGTTGAGAAGCCGGAGGGGAGAGGGGCGGTGGTGAGGTTCAGGGCGGTGGTGGAACCGCAGTAGGGCAGTAAGGCAATAGGGCAGTAGGCAATTCAGAAACGTCGTCATCCTACTCGCCTACTGCGCTAGTCCCTTACTGCCCGGTGATTGATGGAGAAACGATGGGCGCACAGAAGGGCAAGGATCTGCTCCTGAAGCTCGACTTCGATCAGAACGCTGTATTCGAGACGGTAGCGGGGATGCGCTCGCGACGGATCGCGTTCAACGCCGAGCCGATCGACATCACCAACGCCGACAGCGCCGGGCGCTGGCGCGAGCTGCTCGAAGGCGCGGGCGTACGCCGCGCCGGAATCTCGGGCGCCGGGATCTTCAAGGACGCGGCATCGGATGCGAGCGTGCGCGAGCTGTTCTTCGACGGTGCAATCCGTACCTGGCAGATCGTGGTGCCGGACTTCGGCACGATCTCCGGGCCGTTCCAGGTGACGAGCCTCGAATATGCCGGCGAGCACGACGGGGAAGTCACCTATGAGCTGGCGCTTGAATCGGCGGGACAGGTTTCGTTCGCGGGGGCCTGATGGCCCTTTAGTGTCGTTATGCCCGGACTGGATCCGGGCATCCATTCCGAGGCGCCGCGATCATTCGCGACGGTCACGGAAAGATCGGAAGAACGGCGGGGAGGGAAAG